GATGCAAGCAAGTGATATGCTTACGATGCTTAACGTGAATGGGGAAATTGACGAGGTTGACACACGAATAGAACGAAAAAGAATAACAATAAATAATGATTGGATGTTAAAAGCATTGGCAATATGATTCGAGAAAAAAACATAAATTGGTTTCTTGAAGAACCTACAAGGCTTATGCAGATGAAGCCCTTCACCCGTGGTGGAGTCATAAATTCGCACCCATTTACAGCCAATACCGTATTGAACAATACAATGGTGGGCGCTGACTTTACAAGCATGACTTTGCAGCCTGTATCGCAAGACTTGTACATTACGGAGTATCGTCCCGACCTGCACCACATTATATTAAATAAAGCAATACCACACATTAAGGTTGTGCTTGATGGTCACGAATTGCCATCTAATATGATGGAGATAACGCAAACAGCATCATTTCAAAAATTGATTCATTCTGCCCATGTGCGCAACTTGACCGCCAACCAAACTGAGTTCAACTTGTGCAATGAAAAACCGTCTGATGATGAACGTGTTGCTTTTAGTTACATCAAGCAAGAATGGGTTTGGAGAGGGCTTGAATGGAACAAGTATCAGGCAATCAACACTTGCAAGCAACTTGGAAATTGTGGTGTGTTGTTTAGTTTCGACAAAGAACAACAGAAATATACCGTCACTAACTATTCCTATGAGGATGGCTATCAAGTCGTTCCCAATTATGACGAATACGGGCAGGAAATTTCACGTTCCTTGATTTACGAGATTGATGGAAAAATTGTGATAGACACATGGGACAACACGAACCACTACAGATGCAAGCAAACGGATGAAAAATGGGACATACAGAAAGACGTTCACGGATTCAGCCGTTGCCCATTTCTTATCAAGCGAGGCAAAGTTGCATGGGAATATGCGGAAAGCTCAATTGAAATGTGGGAGTTGATGACAAACATCAATGCTATTGCTTTGAAACGATTTGGAACATTTGCCCTTGCTTTCTGGGGTGAAATGGATAAGGAAAAAGGTTTGCAACGTGATTCAAGCACATTGATTGTCAATCTTTCTTCCGACACAACAAACGGCAAGCAGGATGTAAAGGTGTTAGAGTTCCCCGAACCCGAAACAATGGATGCGTACCTCAAAACTTTGGAAGAAAAGATTTCCTTGTTCAGTTCGACATCGTTTATCACGCCGAAGGACATCAGCACTACAAACAGCGGAGGTAATGGCATTGCGTTGGCAATGTCTAATGACTATGCGCTTGCTACACAGGGTGCGATTGATTGGCAAAAGTTTGTAAGTGATATGGTTTACTTGCACCAAGAAGGTCTTGATTTGGAGAATAATGGAACAACCCACTATGCAAAGATTCGTATTGGCGCAAAGATTATTCCTTGGTCTTTGGAAACAAACAACACGAAACTTGTCAACTTGTCAATGGAAGCACCTTGGTTATCTACTCAAACACTTATTGAGCGTTGTCCTGACGCTGCGCCTGATGAGGCAGAAAGAATCGTCAAAGAGCGTGGTAGCCTTATCATTAGAGAGGATGATAACATAGATTCCGAAGCAACCAAGGCAACAAGGATGGCAACCAACAGAAACGACATCATCCGTGACAACGAATAAATAACCCACACATAAAACACATAAAGAATGCCAAGCAAGATATTAGACATCGTAATGCCGCTCCTTACAATCGTGGCAGGTGGGGGTTGGTTTATCTACTACAGAGCAAACAAGAAGAAAGCCAACGGAGAAGCAACCATTGCCGAAGCTGAAGGGTGGATAAAGCAACAAGAAGCGTATCACAAGTCCATTGAAGAATGGAAAAACACATGCGAGTTCATTCGCAAAGACAGGGATGAGCTACGCAAGGAAAACGAAGAACTACGCAAGGAAAACAAGGAACTTCGCAAACGCATAGGCGACCTTGAAGACAAGATAATAGAATTGCAAAGGGATGTTGCAAGAAATGGCAGAAGGATAGAGGCAATTGTAAACAAGACCAAGAAAAAGAAAAACAAGGAGGAATAAGAATGGAACTGCAATTGAAACGGATAGCAAGGAAAAGTACATATACCATTGGTCGGCTTTCGGTCAATGGCAAGTACTTTTGTGACACCATTGAGGATTGTGACCGACTATATTTGGGGAAACCGAAAGTAAAAGGCGAAACGGCAATACCTTGTGGTCGCTACGAGATTACACAAAATGTTTTCTCAAATCGGTTTGGCAACAAGACGTTCTATAAGAATCTTTGCGGTGGATTTTTACCTCGCTTGCTTAATGTTCCTTTGTTTGATGGGGTTTTGATTCATTGTTTGACGCTTGACACGGAAATACTGACAGAAAAGGGATGGCAAAACTACGAATCTTTCTGTAAGGACACACCAAGTGAATGTTTTAGTTATAATATTGAAACAGGTGAAATAGAAAAAACTCCTATAAACTTTGTTGTCGAAAACGACTACGATGGCGTGCTTTATTGCAACGATGGTAAACGCATTAGTTATTCCGTAACAGACAAACATGATATGTATGTGAATGTAAAGAAGCATGGAGGTGAAAGAGAATGGCAAAAAAGAAAAGCAGATGATGTGCCATGCTCTTCTTCATTTCTTGTAGCTGGAGAAAAGAAGAATGGTTGGGATATTTCACCTGCGCAAAAAACGCTTTACAGACTTATTATGGCAGTACAAGCGGATGGTTACATTCTTAATTATTCACACCAAGCTTCTGCTGTAAGGTTTCACCTTACAAAAGAGAGGAAGATAGAAAGGATTAAGTCGCTTGTCGCAGAATTGGGTGAAGAATGTAAGATTTATGTTGACCGCGAAAATAAAACACACATTATTCTTTCAACAACGTTGTCAAACTGTATAGCAGAATATATGAATCCATCAAGGCTTGTAGTCAACACAAAGCAACTGCCGATTGAATTGCTTAACTTGAAAAGTGAAGATTTGAAAGACTTGATTATGGAATATTTGTTTTGGGATGGCAGATACGAAAACTATCTAAAAGACAACAATAATATGATAATCACATCAACCGACATTCGTACATTAAACACCTTGCAAGCGATGGCTACTATGTGTGGTATGAGAACGAACCTTCATTTGGAAAGAGGTAAGAATGGAAACCATAGTGCTTGTTGGGATTTGGTCTTGTATAACAATCAAAGCGAGGTAACACCCAACAGTGATACATATTTAACAAAAGATTACAAAGGTAAAGTATGGTGTATCAATAATGACAACCATACTATTATCACAAGAAAGAATGGAAGAACAGTAATACTTGGTAACTGCGGAAATTCTTCGGCAGACTCAAGCGGGTGCGTGATTGTCGGAATGAATAAAGTTGTTGGTAAGGTTATTGACTCTCAAAAGACTTTTACAAAGTTGATGAAAGAATACTTGCTACCAGCAAAGAAAAAGGGAGAAAAGGTTTACATAACAATAGTATAGCGTATGAAGATAAAACATGTTTACGGTAACGTCTTAAAGTTAGACATACCTCTTACCATTAAGATAAGAACGATGGAGGGTGACGTTCCAACCGAAAGGGAAGAACCTTTCTATCCAGACATATCAAGGGGGTGTGCTGTTATTCTTGGCAGTAGCTACAATCGTAAGATACAGTACGAAGCAACAGTAAGCGGAAATGTAGCGCATATCGAAGATGATGGTGTTATTGGTATTGGCACGTACAAAGTAACTGTAAAATGCTATGATGAATATGGCAATCCTTACAGGTACATGGTGCGTGATATTATTGAGATATGTGACGCAACAATAGATGCAGGCATTGAGGCTGGTGTTGAATTTAATGCGGAGACATACACCTTGGAGGGTGCTGTGTTTATCTCGTATGGCGGCGAGCAGGTGCAATCTGACTGGGCAGAGACCAACCCCGAAGAGAAGTCGTTTATCAAGAACAAGCCCGACCTATCGGTTTATGCTACAAAAAATGAACTAAGAGAGGTAGAAAGCGAAATACCTACTTTGCCAGACCATATAGTAACTGACGAGCATTATGTGCATACCGACAACAACTACACGTCGCAGGATAAGCAGAAGCTGGCAGGCTTGGAAAATTACGACGATAGCGGAATAAGGCAGGAACTTGACGGCAAGGTAGATAAGGTGGCTGGCAAGGGATTGTCAACAAACGACTTTACCAATGAAGATAAGTCCAAGTTGAATAGCGCATTACAATCAGAGACCGACCCTACTGTTCCACAATGGGCTAAACAACCGAACAAGCCAAGCTACACCGCACAAGAAGTTGGCGCATTGCCAAATATCACTAAGTACGGCAGCACTATTGATTTGGCTATGGATAGCGCAACATACGTGCTTACGTTGTCTCTGAAAGACCAAGACGGAACGGTGCTTAACACCAAGACCGTTGACTTGCCTATCGAAAGTGTAGTTGTAAACGGAAGATACGATGCTGCTAACAAGAAGATAGTCCTTACATTGCAAAGTGGTAGCACTATTGATGTACCAGTTGGCGACTTGATAGCAGGCTTACAGACGGAGATTACAAGCGTAAATATGCTTGACGCTGACCTTGTCGATGATACGAATAGCACACATAAGTTTGTAACGGCGCAAGAAAAGCAGGCTTGGAACAACAAGAGTGATTTCAGTGGTTCTTACAACGACCTGTCGGATAAGCCTACCATTCCTACCGCATTATCACAACTTAGCGAAGATACTACACACAGAACTGTAAGTGATACTGAAAAAACAACGTGGGGTAATAAACAAGAACCCCTTGTCAGTGGCACAAACATCAAGACCATCAACAATGAAAGTATCTTGGGTGGCGGGAATATCAATATAGTGACGGAACTACCCAGCAATCTTGCATACACAAGCGATGATGATGGTGAGGGTATTATTCCTTCTGACGGCATAAGGGCGGTGACTGTTACAAGTGCTGCCACGATGACTATAAATCCCGATGTGGTGACTGTTATCAATGGTGCTGTTGGTACTGCTGCTATCACGTTGCAAGTGCCTAATGATAATCTTGCTCACGTATGGGATATTCTTATGACTACTGACAGTAGTGTGGCTATTACTTTTGCTATGAGCAATAGTGCAACTATTCTTTATCCTGACGGATTCTCTGTTGGTGCTGGCAAAGCTGTTGAGATTAGTGTTATTGGTGTTGGAACTAAATATTATCTGAGATATGGGGAATTTGCTTAATATGATTGGTGGTAGTCTGCTTGAAAAAAGTCT